TAAAAGACCAAAACCAACCAAAACCAACCAAAGCAAACGATAGGCAGGTTGGAGGTGAATTTTATAAGCAGATGGAGGTTGAGCCGTGGGATGTGATCGACACTCTGCCTCATGCACAGGCTGTCGGCTTTTACAAGGGCAATGCGATCAAGTATCTAATGAGGGCTGGAGATAAAGGCCCTGCTAGAGAAGACTACGAAAAAGCGCTACACTATCTTGAGAAGCTCCTCGAAATTTTATAGGAATCCCCCAATGAGTATCGAAAGAACACCGCAACCCGGTCTGTTAGGCGCATATCTTGAGAAGCAGGGGGAGATGAATAACCCACTGCAGCAGGACGACCAAGACGAGCCTATTGAGATTGTCATTGGCCCTGAAGATGGCGAAACGCTATTTGAGATCGAGGTAACTGAGGAGGAAGCGCCTAGCTTTGAAGCGAATCTTGCTGAGTTTATTGACGACTCTGAGCTTGAAGCGATATCCAGTGATTTGCTGGACGATTTCGATAACGACAAGAATGCGCGTAAAGAGTGGGAAAGGACCTACATTGATGGTCTGGATTTGTTGGGGCTCTCCATAGAAGAGAGGACTGAGCCGTGGGACGGTGCCTGTGGTGTATATCATCCCATGCTGACGGAAGCAGCGATCAAGTTCCAGTCGGAGATGATTTCGGAGACTTTCCCGGCACAAGGCCCTGTCAAAGCGCGGTTGGTGGGTAAAGCCGACAGAGAGACAGAAGAAGCCGCAGCACGAGTGGTAGCCGATATGAACTACCAACTCACAGAGAAAATGCCTGAGTTTCGTACCGAGCATGAGAAGATGCTGTGGAGCCTTGCGCTGGCAGGCGCTGCCTTTAAGAAAGTGTATTTCGATCCCACACTCAATCGTCAGACTTCAGTCTTTGTACCCGCAGAGGACATCTATATTCCTTACGGAGCGTCCAGCGTTGCTACATCGGAGAGGATTACGCACTCCATGCGTAAGACCAAGAATGAGATCAAGAAGCTACAGTATGCTGGGTTCTACAGAGACGTGGACTTGGGCGAGCCGACCAAGCAGATTGATGAGATACAGAAGAGAAAGGACGATGACTCTGGGTTCTCCTCCTCTTATGATGATCGGTTCAACATTCTTGAGATGCAGGTCGAGCTCGACTTGCCGGGGTTTGAAGATACCGATGAAGAAGGGGAGCCTACAGGCATTGCCCTGCCATACGTTATAACGCTCGAAAAGTCCTCTGGCACCGTGTTGGCTATCAGAAGGAATTGGGACGAGTATGACGACTTCAAAAACCCAAGACAGCACATCGTACAGTACAACTACATCACGGGGTTCGGTGCTTACGGTTACGGTCTGATTCATCTTATCGGTGGCTTTGCTAAGTCAGCTACCAGCATCGTAAGACAGCTTGTAGATGCAGGCACGTTGTCCAATCTTCCCGGTGGGTTGAAGACTAACGGTATGAGAATCAAGGGAGACGACACTCCTATCATGCCGGGTGAATGGAGAGATGTAGACGTAGCGAGTGGCACTGTCAGAGATAACATCATGCCGCTCCCCTATAAGGAGCCCAGCGCGACGCTGTTCCAACTCCTGCAGAATGTGGTGGATGAAGGACGCAGGCTGGCGGCGGTAGCCGATGTAAAGTTTGACTCCATGAATGGTGAAGCCCCTGTGGGCACCACGTTGGCAATTCTTGAGCGCACCATGAAGGTCATGAGTGCAGTACAGGCGCGGGTCCATGCGTCCATGTCTCAGGAGTTCAAACTTATCGCGGCTCTCATACGCGACTACACTGCACCTGACTATAGCTACGTCCCAGACAGTAAATCAGAGCCCAGCGCGAAAAAGTCAGACTACGAGCAGACGGACATCATCCCCGTCAGTGATCCAAACGCCACAACGATGGCACAGAGGATTTTGCAGTATCAGGCAGCGATTCAGTTGGCGCAGCAGGCTCCGCAAATTTATAACCTTTCAATACTGCATCGACAGATGCTTGAGGTCATGGGTGTCAAGGATGCCGATAAGATTGTAGAAACGGAAGAAGACCTCTTACCGACAGACCCGGTTACAGAGAATATGGATGTTCTCAACATGAAACCTGTGAAGGCATTTTACGAACAAGACCATGAAGCGCATATTCAGGTCCACCAAGCCTTTATGCAAGACCCCAATGTAGCGCAGATTATGGGGCAGAACCAGAACGCTCAAGCCATTATGCAGGCAGGACAGGCGCACTTGGCGCAGCATCTTGGCTTTGCCTATAGAAAGAGAATTGAAGCCCAGTTGGGTGTTCCTCTGCCTCCTCCTGACCAAAAGATGTCCCCAGAAATGGAAGCTCACGTCTCTGGATTGTTGGCGCAAGCGGCTCTTCAGGTACAGCAGCAGTCTCAGATTGAAGCACAGGCGGCACAGGCACAACAAGCGGCTCAGGACCCGATTGTACAGCGGCAAATGATGGAGATGCAGCTAAAACAGCAAGAATTGCAGGCCAAAGTACAGATCGAAATGGCTAAAATTCAGACGCAAAAGGAGATTGCGGAGCTTGATAATCAGACGAAAATCCAGCTTCAACAGCAAAAAGACGGTGCTGAAGGCGTAAAACTTGGCTTTAACGCAGCAAAAGAATACATCTTCAAGGAAGACGAGCGGGTACAAGGAGGTATGGCTAAGCAAGAGGATCGCGCACACTCAAGCGCAGAAAAGGACAAGGACCGAGCGTTCAACGCGATGCAAAAACAGGAGAAGGTAAATGACTGAGCTAGAACTGCTTAGCAAAAAGTTAAAAGAGGCCATTATCCCGCGACGAGACGCACTGACTAAAGGAGCCCTTGCTTCTTGGGAAGATTACAAATACCTGACCGGAGTGATCGCTGGACTTCAGGCGGCATTGGATGCTGTAGAAGAAGCGCAGAAGAGGTACATCGAAGACTAAGACTTCACGGGAGTAGAGGATTCAGGCCACTCTACTCCCTCTTAACGGCCTGCTAATAGAGGACATCATGACGTTTCATGCAAATGTAGACATAGAAGCCACGCTTAAAACAGCGGAGGAATTGGGCGATAAACTTCCCGATCCGGTTGGCTACCAAATGCTGGTCATCAAACCAAAAATAGAAGAAGTCACAGCGGGAGGCATCATCAAACCTTCTGAGTTTCTTCGTAAGGAAGAAGCGGGGTCTGTTCTCGGCCTTGTGCTTAAAATGGGTGATTTGGCTTACCAAGATGAAGCTAAATTTCCTACCGGAGCTTGGTGCAAAGTTCATGACTTTGTGTTGATTGGAGCGTATCGCGGTTCACGTTTCAGTGTCGATGGAGAAGAGTTCACGATCATAAACGACGACATGATCTTGGGCACTATCAAGGACCCGTCAGGGATTAACCGTGCTTATTAAGAGGTAGTTATGAGTATAGAAGAAGGCGTACCTGTAGAAGTTGGGATTGAGGACGAAACTCCCGAAATCGAGATTATTGACGATACCCCTGAAGAAGACCGAGGCCGAAAGCCCCTGCCAGAGTCTGAAAATGACCAGCAGGAAGAAGAGCTCGATACGATCTCTGCGGGTGTTAAGAAGAGGATCAATCAACTAAGCCACCGTTACCACGATGAGCGTAGGGCCAAAGAAGCGTTAGAGAGGCAGAACCAAGAAGCCATAACGCTAGCGCAGACCATCCTCGCTGAAAATCAGAAGTTAAAGCAGACGCTCACTTGGGGTCAAAAAGAGTACCTTAACGAAGCCAATGCCAAGATTGAGTACGCAGAAAAACTTGCGGAAGATAGGTACCGTAAGGCGTATGAATCAGGTGACACAGAAGGTGTGCTTAACGCACAGAAAGAGCTGCAACAGGCAGGACTTCAAAGAGAGCGCTTGGCAAACTTTTCGCCACCTATCCCAGAACCTGAAGAAAATACTTTACAAACGTACCAACAGCCTGTATATAATGCGCCACAACCTGCTTACACACAGCCTAGCTCTCCCCCTGTAGACGCAAAAGCTGAAGAATGGGCAGCGAGAAATCCTTGGTTTGGAGAAGACACAGAGATGACTTCTCTTGCTTATGGTCTCCATTCCAAATTGGTAAATTCGGGTGTCGATACGCAGTCAGATGAATACTATGCGGCTATCGACAAACGCATGAGGGAAGTGTATCCAGAACATTTTGGTAAGGCTAAGAAGTCGTCACCCGTAGCCCCAGCCGGTCGGAGCACCTCAGTTAAAAAAGTGACGCTAACCGCTACTCAGGTAGCACTTGCAAAAAGACTCGGAGTGAGCTTGGAAGATTACGCCAAGCACGCCGCTAAATTGGAGAAACGCGCAAATGGCTAATGTTATGGACAGAACCCAAAGAACCAATGAGACACGGGAAAAAGAGGTACGACCAGTATCTTGGAAGCCTGCTCACGATCTGCCAACCCCTGCTCCGCAGGATGGTTACGTCTTTCATTGGAAGCGTGTTTCTATGATGGGCACCGCTGACCCCGCTAATATGGCTAAAGCTCGACGTGAAGGATGGGAGCCTTGCAAAGCTGAGGATCATCCAGAAATGTTGTCAGATTTCGCTGCATTCGGTCTGAAACCGCAGGGTCTTATTGAGATTGGCGGTCTGGTGCTCTGTAAGTCTACTCTTGAGAACGCTAAAGCTCGTAAAGCCTACTATGAAGGGCAGACAGCCGCGCAGACTCAAGCTGTAGATCAAAACTTTATGCGTGAAAATGACCCGCGTATGCCTCTTTTCAAAGAAAGCAAGTCGCGTGTTTCTTTCGGTAGCGGTTCCTAAATGGCTAGGGGCCGCGATTACAACTTTTAGGAGTTATTTATGTCTAGTGTTTTTAATCCCGGTCCCACTGGCTTTTTGCCGGTAAACCTTCTGGGTGGCCGTGTCTACTCAGGCGCTACTCGCTCTATTCCGATTGTCTCTGGCTATGCTCAGAACATCGGTTTTGGTGATCTGGTGACTGTTGCTAGCACCGGTACCATTGCTCGTGTTGATACCGCTTCTGGTGCTAAGGCAGCTTTTGCTCTG